TTCGTTCGTATGTGTAACGGAATTACTTCCATATGTGCATTTTATCGGCATTTATAGGCATTTTTCAGCTGATGCGATGGCTACAAGGCATACCCCTTCCCTAATTTTTCAATTTTTTGCGGTGGGGCGGTTACCCCTATCTACCTACCTTGACAATCAAGAAATAAATGGTATAATGGCAATATGGAAGAGATTATAAATAGATGCAAATCTGGATTATTACAAGTGATAAAGAAGTCAGATGATAAGGCATTGGGGATATTGCGGATATATCATAAGAGTTTGTACGATTATATTCACAACACTTTGTGTCCTAACGGCGAAGAGGAAAAGATACGAGAATTGATATCTTATCATGTGATTGGAAATTTTCAAGCTCCAAGATATAGTGGGGTATTGAGATTGATAAAGGATAGGATGAAAGAGTTGCCATATGATGAGAAGAGTAGGGAAGTTAGGTTGCAATATTATGAGGAGTATCGCAAATTTCTCGCATTAGCAGCATTTAGGTCATTGAAGCATTTTGCATTATATATGGAAAATAGTCCTAATGGGATATTACATGAGACAATGGATATCATGAGTGGATGGTATTATTATGCCACGAAGATGGTATTAGATAAATCGGTAAATTTCATATTGAAGCAAATGCCAACAGGAATGGGAAAGTCTTATTCAGATATCATATTGATTGCATGGTTATTGGGATACAATCCAGAAGCACAGGTGGTAAAGATATTTGGTAATAGCAACAATGTTAGTCCATGTTTTAACGGCATATGCTCATTGATTAAGTCAAAGAAGTTTGGTGAAATCTTTCCTAAATTTGCTTGTTATAATGGGATGGATACTGTTTTTTCCTATCGGCGTGAGAAGCCTTGTACGATGAAATTGGATTTAGCGAATAAGGTTAGTTTGCAGATATATGGTAAGGAATCTGACATTGATGGTATAAGAACAGAGTTTTTGTTTTTAGATGATATAACACAAGCTTCTGATATAGCGAATATAGATGCACATAATAAGGATATCAATAGGTATGAGAGAACCTGGCAAAAACGAAGATACGATGATAATAATTTCTTATTGTGGCTGGTGGTACTACATATAGTGTATTTGATATTATTTCTTACCTAAAGCGAAAGTTTGGTGGTGAGAAAGCCGTTAAGAGTAAGATAAATAGGTATACAACAACTGCCGTTCCACAGGAGATTACGAAAGATGGAATAGCAGCATTTATATCCGTACCAAGTTTAGATCCCATTAACGATGAATCCACATATCCACAAAAATATTCGACATTTAAGTTGCGTAAGATGAGAGAGGATGACTATAAGGGATTTATGGCGATGAATCAACAAACACCATTGCCACCTGATGGGACTCCATTTCACTTTGACAACTTATCGTGCTATGATACTTTACCTTCTATCGGCGTAGAGGGCAGAGCAGATTTCTGCTATGCTTCTTTAGATGGAAAGAGAAAAGGTGGAGACTTTTGTGCAATGCCAATATTTACACCAATCGATAAGAAGTTCTACTTAATTGATTGCATTTATGATGATAGACCAATGAAAGATTTGTATGATTATGTAATAATGAAAATCAAACAACATCATATTATTAAACTTGTGGTAGAAAATAATATCGATGTAGGGATAAAGACATTACTTGAAGAGAAGATGGCAATGCAAGGCATCAACTATTGTGAAATTATCGAAAGATACAATACGATGAATAAGGATGTTCGTATAGCAAGGTGTGAATTTGAGATAAAGCAAAGTATGGCGTTTCCTAAATTTGGGATGTATGCGAGAAGTTCGCCAATGGGAAGAGCGTTAGAAGAATTGTATACTTATTCATATACTGCTAAAAATATACATGATGACTTTACAGATGCTATTTCATCGTTTATAATGAATTTTGGTGATAGTATGCGATTAAAAACACCACAATTATGCGTATTTAGTAGATAAGTAGTTGACAAAGCAAAAAATATGTATTATTATAGAATAGGAACGAGGTAAAATATGCACGAAAAGATGTATAAATGCCCATGTTGTAAGAATATGGGATTGGAGATAGCCGTAGCAAATGGATATGATATAATAACAACAGGTAAGCCGTTAAGTGAATTGCCATTAAAGGTATATTGTAATGTTTGCAAACGAGTTATCAAATATGATGTAGTAAAAGGAGATAAGGATGATAGGAATTCCGAAGATTAAGATTCCGTTAAAAAGACAGGATGTAGCATTAGAGACAGTTGCTCCATATGTTGATTCGGTATTCGCTAAATTTAACGAAAATCGCCATAAAATCAGAGAGAATTATGACATTTATTGTTTAAAGCATGATGTATTGCATAAGGAAAGAGTACACGATGATACGGAAATCAATAATATAGTATTAATTCCACAGATTAGAGCTATGGTTGATTGGAAAACTGGTTATGAATTCGGTAATCCTATCAAATATGCACAGATTAGAGATAATGATACGGATGATATTCAGTATTTGAATAAGTACATTCGTAATTCTGACAAGCGTTCTGTGGATAAAGCTGTAGGTACTTGGGTACATGCGACAGGTGTTGGATATTATTTCATTGAACCAAAGTCATATGATTTCGATATGGTTAATGATTCTCCATTTGATATCTATTGCAGACCAGCAGATACATGTACGAAAGTGTACTCATCGTATGGTGGTGGCGAAGAGTTATTTGATATCTTATTTACCGAAGTTGAAGAATATAATCAGCAAAATGTTTTAACTCGTTACTATGTAGTTGATTTGTATTTGAATAATGCACTTTACACATTCAAGTCCACAACGATTGACAATGCTCATTTCGCTTTATCGGCGGTTCAAAAGAGAGGTTTGTACACATTTTTGCCTTTAGTAGAAAAGAGAGCTAATGAAGATGGAATTGGCATATCTGAAATGGGTAGAGAAATGCAGAATGCTTTAGACAATATGATTAGCAACGGAATGGATAATATCGAAGAAGTTGTTAATGAGATATATGTTTATAAAGGTGTTTCTCTTGGTAATACATTAGCTGAAAAATCAAATACGCATAGACAAATGAAAAAGGCAGGAGCTATCGAATTACCAGCTCCACAAGCTGACCAAAAGTTCGCACCAGATGTGGATATCTTACAACCAGAAGTACAACTCAATAATATAATTGATATGTACAATACGGTAAATGAAGCATTTCACAACACTATCGGCGTACCTTTAGAGACTTCTAATACGAATTCTGGTGGTACAACTAAACAAGGTAGTGAAGTTGCAAATGGATATGATAATGCGTATAATCGTGCAATTGATGATATCAATACATTCTATAGAGCAGATAACGCAGTATTGAATCGTATTCTATGGATTTGCAAGAATACACCAGGAAATAAAATTAATGATATCGCCTCTTCAGACATAGATATTAAATATAGTTTAAATATGTCAGATAATATATTGACCAAATCGCAATCTTATGGTACATTTATAGTAACGATGCCACCAGCAATGGCTTTGCGTTTATGTAGATTATCAAGTGATCCTGAAGCAGAAGGAAAACTAATCGAAGAACATATGCAAAGAAAGGCAGAAGAAGCTATGCAACAAGCTAACGAAACTGTGGTTGGTATTCAAGAGGATTAATTTGTCGCACACAAGACATTTAAATTGTGTCCCTAAAAGAGCAGAGCAACTGCTGATTTAAATATTAAAGCGTAGGGTAGGAGAATAAATGGCAACATTAAAAGACATACTTGGAAATGATTACAAAGAAGCACTTACAATGGATGAAATCGAAAACTTGCTAACAAATAAGAAGTTGGTCGATTTAAGCAACGGCGAATATGTCGCAAAAGGCAGGTTGACTGATTCAGAGAAAAAATATAAAGATTTAGAAAAGAAGTTAGCCGATAAGATGACAGAAGAAGAAAAGTCCGTAAGGGCAATGGAAGAGAGAGAGCAATATTACAAACAACTTGAAAAGGAAAATAAGGCGATAAAGTATAAGAATATGCTTACGAAGTCAATCTCTGATGAGAATGTATTGAATTCGATTGTTGATTCCTATTCTAACGGCGATATTATGAAAGCAATTGAGTTGCAGAATGAATATTCCGTTAAACAAAGAGAACAGCTTGAGAAAGACATTAAAGCAGAGTTATTGAAAACTAATGCACAGCCTAATCCACAAGTAGATGTAAAACAAAAGTCTTGGAAGGAAATGACTCTTGATGAGAGAATGAAATTAGCAAGAGACAATCCTGAAGAATATAAAAGAATAAGAAATTAGACAAGGAGACATTATGGCACGAACAGGAAAAGTAAATGATTTTTATTTTGATCCTAATATCTTCGCAGAATATATGCAAGAGCAGTATCCTTATGCGGATGCTATTATCGCTTCTGGTATAGTTCGTGAAGATGCAACAATTCTTGATACTATCGGTTCAAAGGGCAATGTAGGAACAATTCCTCTTTATCCAGCAGCTATTACTGATACAGCTTTGAACTTCGATGGTACAACAGACAACACACCAAATGCAATCAAAGGTAAGAAACAGTCATTCATGAAGATTGGTAGAATGGCAGCATGGAAAG